AAAGCCTGCGCCGAGATATATGGAGAAGGGCCGGACGCTTGTAATACTTCAACACAAAGGTCGGAGCCATTGACTCTCCCAAAAACCATAAATGGAAATGTAAATCAATGACCGCATCTATGGCAGAATATAAGTGCCACACAACCGCAGAAAAAGCGATAAGAGCCGAACTTGATATATCTGAGTATAATCTTCGATATTATCAGAAAAACGGAGGGACAAATGAAAGTAAAGGATTACAGAAAGCAAAACAAACTGGAACTTTTCAAGCGACTGGACAGGCTAAAGGCGAAACGGATACAGCAGATCGAAGCAGGCGAACCGCTCTACAAGATGATGCCGACTGTGCGGGAACACGAACGGCTGAAAAGGTATCTGTATGAGTGCCGATACTGCGCTGATGCGACTTTTGACATATATGAATATAACGGAGAAGAAGTTGAATATATGGTAGCGGATTGCGGAAAAGAATGCCCGTACCATGAATACTTCTATAACAAGGCATTAGGCAAAAAAAGTGAAGTTGATGAACTGTTGGATAAATGGTTAGGAGGGCTGAAATGTCGAACCGTGAAAAGATAAGATTCTTGAATCAATATAAGAACCTTGATAGACGCATCAATAGATTGTTAGAAGATAAGGAGCGGTGGCGCACCATAGCCGAAAAGACAACACAGCCAATTACAGGAATGCCTCACGGAGGCGACGGAGAGGACAAGAGAGAACTTGCGATCTGCAACATGGTGGATTGTGAGATCGAAGCAAACGACCTTATAGATCAACTGGAATATTTGAGAAAGGAAATCAGACACTACATATCAACCACGGGCGACAATGACGAGAGGCTTCTTATGGCTTTACGGGTAGAAAAATAAATTCTGCACAACATATGGTATGCTACTTGACAATAGACTCAACATATGGTAGTATAATGTCGGAATAGTATACTTTTAAATAGGCGGTAAATCACAGACCGCCTTTTTCTATGCCTGTGGATAGGCGAATTAAAGCGACTTGGCCGTGTCAAAATACGGCTCGTCGATATGGAGACGTTAAGCCCATACGATTCGTGGTTGCAGACCCACGTTAAAAACGGGACGCGTACCTGGCGCATCTTCGCAATACCAGGAGAAAGGCACAAACGATGCCGAAACAAACAGCCGCCCATACCGCAGCCGTGCGTACGGAGTATTGAAGCGAGTCCCTGGGCGGCAAACAAAAGAACCCAAACTTAATAGCTTGATTAAGTTTGTTTGATAAAAGAGGTACATATGGAGAAATGGAAAATCGAGGCAGAGCGACTAAAACTTGATCAAGGAAAGTCGTGGTCACAAGTCGCCGCCGAATTACAGCATTATTTTCCAGACAAGACGCTGGTGCAGATAAGAGAAAAAATCAGAGACTATATACGCAGACTTCCGAGATACCGCGAAAAACAGCACATCGACCTTCACAACTCATCCATCGAGTACCGCAAAGACGGCTCAATTATATCCGAGAAGTTTATAACCGTCCGAGACGGCGACGAAATGACCCCTGAGTTTATCATCGAGGCGCACGGGCTAAAACCATCAGCGTGGGAAGTGGTAAGCTATAAAAACAACTTTTGGAACTCACAGCTAAAGGGCGGAGTGAAGCAGATCAGTTATCAATCAAAGCTGACAGTCAAACCACGAACCGGAGGATTGGATTTATCCGAGATAGACAAACATTTTAAGCAATTAGACAGAACCAACTTCAAAATGCCACCATATAAGCCGAAAACAGGCTCTATGATGGCGGAAGTCAATATTGCCGACCTACACCTTGGGAAGCTATGCTGGCACGGAGACACGCCCGAAAACTTTGACTATAAGATTGCAAGAGATACATATTATCAGCTTATATCTGAAATCACAGACGAGTTGAATGGGAAACCGATAGAATACATAACATTCGTATGGGCGAATGACTTCTTCAACTCGGACAACATCGAGCAGACCACTACAGGCGGCACAAGGCAAGACACGGACGTACGATGGCAAAAGCTTTTCAACGTCGGAGTGGAAATGCTTGTGAGGGGAATCGAAACCCTGGAGCAAGTCGCACCAGTTAAAACGTTCTGGACTCCGTCAAACCACGACGAGGTCACAGGGTACCACGCGCTGAAATATTTAGAGGCATGGTTTCGCAAAGATCCGAACGTCGAAATTGATTCGTCAGCATCACAGCGCAAATACCAGTTATATGGCAATACTTTAATCGGATATGCTCACGGCTGCAAGATACAGTCTAATGGAACGAAAGAAAAGGCGTCCCGGCTCGCATCGCTCATGCCGATTGAAGCACGGGAATTATGGGGCAAATCACTGTATCGCGAAATGCACGTCGGACACCTGCACTCAGAGCAGATGATACAAGAAATCAACGGCGTGATAGTCCGCAGGATCGCAAGCCCGACCGCAGACGACGCTTGGCACGTTGAGAGTGGATACGTCGGAGCAGTACGCAAAGCGCAGACATTTTTGTACGACAAGGAAACCGGATTGAGGCAGATAATCAATACTCCGGTACGATAGGAGGATAGTCAATGAGCATATCTATCGCAATCGACCTTGACACCGTGCTTAACACACTAAACGGCGATTGGATAAAGCTATACAACGAGGACTTTAACGATAACCTGACAAACGATGATTTCACTGATTGGGATATGACGAAATTTGTCAAACCGGAATGCGGCAAGCTGATATATGACTACCTAAAGATACCAGGATTCTTCCGCAACTTAGGAGTGCAGCCATATGCGCAAGAAGTCACTACGTGGATGGCGAAGGAGTTTGACCTCTGCATAGCAACCGCATATGTGCCAGAAGCGTGTATGGATAAATGTAAATGGGTTGACGAACACTTTCCGCATATCGGAGCCGAGAAAGTTATATTCATAAACGACAAGAGCAAGCTGAATGCCGACTATCTGATAGACGATGGCGGTCACAACATCGAAGCGTTTAAAGGCATAGGGTTAATATTCGATCAGCCTTACAACCGATACTTAGAAGAAAGCGCAAGCAGAATCCGAGTTAAGGATTGGCGCGATATAGGGAGGTATTTCCGTGGATAGAGGAACAATATTACAGACAGCCAGCGATATAGTCACAAAGGACAGGGAGCAGGCTTACGGATCACCGGAAGACAATTTCGGAATCATAGCGGATTTTTGGAATACATATCTCGATTCAAAAGGAAGCCCACAGATTGACGCGCACGACGTAGCGGTCATGATGTGTCTATTAAAAATCGCCCGAATGACAACAGGGCAACACAAGCCCGACAATTATATCGACCTCGCCGGATATGCCGCATGCGGGGGAGAAATAGCGACCAAATAACAGCCTCCATGAGTCAAGGCAGTCATGAGTCAATGCTGCCCGGCCAGACCCCTCCAGCCCAGGGCGATCCCTCCGGCCCTGGGCCAGCACCCTCCATATAATGGTAGCGATCCGCTGTGTCAAAATTTGTCGAAAACATTTTTGAAAAAAGGGGTTGACAATCAAAGCCGACTGCGGTATGATGGAGCCAAAATAAAGAGCGGCAACACCGCAGGGAGGGTTTGAAAATGATGTACGATATCACCGAAAAGGTAAAAGAGATCGCCAGAATCGAAGGGACTACAATAGAAAAAATCGCCGAGGAGCTCAACCTCAGACATGAGGACGGAAAGGTAATCGCCAATAATCGGAGGCAGGAAGGCGCAGCGGACCTCAGACTGAACAGCTTAAAAAGCGACATAAAGAAGATTGAAAAAGAGAAGGAGCGCAAAGCCGGATACCACTGGGTAAAGGACGAAGAAGGCTGGGCGGTCGCCGGAGACTTCAGAGGGAAGAAAGAAGGGGACGTGATCATCGTAGTGCGCAAGGACGGCACAAAGCAGGTAAAGATGATAGAGCGCTTTTCCAACGTCGGAAACGCCTATGTATGCTAGGGGGTGCCGAGATGTACGAGTGGATAAAAGAAGTAAGCAACGGCGAGATATACAGCGACGGGAAAAGACATTTTCTTCTGACATGGGGATGGGCGACGGGCAATGAGACGGGAGCACACAATTTCTATAATACCGATATCCTCATACAGGAGTGGACTGGCGGGAAATGCGATCCAAGCACTCTTACAGGACGCGAGGACAGATGGGAAAATTACGGCGGATTTGACGTAGCACCGGACGGAGAAGGAGGGCTGGATTGGAGTGACTACGCCGAAAAGATAAAGGACGCACTTCCAAGCCGGGGAGGATACCGAGCAGGGGCCGGCCGCAAGCCCACCGGCCGAAAGAAAAGAAACTACTGGGTAACAGACCAAGAGCACGAAGAGATCAAAAAGTTAATCGAGAGACTAAGAGAGCAATCCTAACGGGTTGCTCTTTTACAAACCTACAAAGGGCAGCCAAAATAAACGGCTGTCTTTTTAATTGGTATAAAGTATCGACAGCATAGATAAAACACGCTAGAAACGCAAAATAGAAGCCATGAAAGGGGTAATAACCATGACAGAAAAGAACAAAGGGGGAAGACCCCTGACAGCAGAGAAGAAAAGCAACGCAGGACAACCAAAGACATTTGAGAGCGGGGAACAGCTGATAGAACTATTCGAAGCATTCTGCGAAGATATAAAGGCTAATGACTACGAAGAACTGCCTACACAGACGGCCTTCACCAGATACCTGCGAGAACACTTCAAAACAACCGATAGAAGGACGATTTACAACGCATTAAACAAATACTTTCCCAATATTAAAAAGGAGTTTGAACAGCTCCAATCAGACATAATGGCGCAGGGTGCGGCAAAAGGGAAGTACAGAGAAGCGATCACCATATTTGCCCTGAAGAACTGGTGCAAATGGACTGACAAGCAGGAGATTGAAGCCAAGAACGTCAACATAAACGACGATGTCTCGGGCCTATCCGACGACGAATTAGTCGCCGAACTGGAAAAACTCGGCTTCAAAAAGGCGTAAGAATCACTTCCGAAAATGAACATTTTGGGAATAGTTAAGTTTTATGTAAACCACTTTTGATAGGCAAGTCAAAAAAACCCCCGGGCAGAGACAAAAAACATATCCAAAACTGGAAATTATTTCATAGAACAATCGTTCGATTCCAACGCCAGAAAGGAAAACGATGTTATGTAAACCGAAGGTGATCTTATGAACCGAGCAGAAACTATACTGCGAGAACTGAAAAGGCGGGAATGTATAAGAAAATACAGCGCATACGTGAACTACGTCCACAAAGGCAGATGGATCCCAGGAAAACATCTGCTTTTTATTTGCGATAAAGTCCAGGAGTTCATCGAAGCATACACAGGACACCCATACGACATTCTGATTATCCAGATGCCACCACAGCACGGCAAGTCAATGACCGTTACAGAGACACTTCCTAGTTGGTACCTGGGTAAATGGCAAAAGAATAGGGTTATTCTTGCTTCATATAACGATGAGACAGGCGAACGGTTCACCCGAAGGAACAAAGAGAAGATCAAGCAGTATGGCAAGGCCTTATTTGATATCGAGATCGGGCAGATAGACAGGGCGACAGAATTTGAACTGACAAACAATGTCGGACGTATGATTTCCAGGAACATAATGGACGGTATAACGTCCAATCCTGCGAATCTGATAATAATAGACGACCCGATAAAAAACCGCCAGGAGGCCGATTCTGAGACCTTCCGCAATAGGGTATGGGAAGAATGGCAGAACACCATTAAGACCCGTTTGGCTGCCGGAGCGAAGATCATCGTCATAATGACGCGCTGGCATGAGGACGACCTTGCCGGAAGGATAATCCAAAACGAATCAAATGTTACCGTGATAAATCTCCCCTGTGAAGCTGAGGAAAACGATCCTCTCGGTAGAGCTGTGGGGGATTCTTTATTCCC